ACTTTCTTCTATCCAGAGACAATGCCTGACCTTGGATATGATTTTATTAGATTTACTTCTTACAAATATATTAAGGCAGGATTACAAGTAGTAGGAAGGGAGAGTGCGGCATCAAGAATCTTTAAAGATAAGATCACAGAGATCATGTTGCCTATGCTACCCAATATCTCCGAGTCAAACTCTGTTAATTGGGGTGGTGATCAAGCAAACGCACTCCAATTGATGCTTGGACAGGGAGCAATGGGTGTTATTGAAGGTATTGGTGGATTAGACGGAGAAAAACTCAAAGAAGCATTTACGAATTTTATACAGCAAGCAGGTACTGCTGCCAATGATCCCATCAGTACGCAAGCAATCTCTGCTTTCTTTGCTGGTCAAGCAGTCGGTGCCAACATCTTCACAAGAGCAACTGGCACTGTCTTAAATCCTAACCTTGAACTCTTATTCAATGGTCCCACATTGAGAACATTCAACTTTAATTTTAGACTTACACCAAGAACTAGAACAGAGAATGATGTAATCAGAAAGATTATCAAATCATTCAAGAGAAACATGGCAGCACAAAGATCTGAATCTGATCTATTCTTGTTGACTCCTAATGTCTATAAGATTGAATACATCTTCGGTGGGACCACACCTCCCACTATTCAAGGACCTCATCCTTATATGAACAAGATCAAACCTTGTGCTTTGAGAAGTTTCAATGTCAACTATGGTCCTGACGGATCTTATATGACATATCCTGACGGTGGAATGACTTGTTATGAAATTCAATTACAGTTTGGAGAACTTGAACCAATTTATGCTGATGAAATCAAAGAAAACGACGATAACATGAGTTACTAAAATGGCAACACCTTTCTTCCAATACATTCCAGACTTTGAATATGTTAGCAGACTCCCCGGTGCTTCTCTTGGGGACTACATCACTGTTAAAAATTTATTCAGAAGAGCAAAGATCAATCCAGACATCTTTAATAACCTGACCAACTTCACCAAGTACAAAATTATTGGTGATGAAAGACCAGATCAGGTAGCATATAAAACCTATGGTAGTCAGTATTATGACTGGATTGTTTTACTGTCAAATAATATCATTAATTTGATTGAAGAGTGGCCATTATCTCAACAAGCATTCTCCAACTACATGACTCATAAGTATGGCAATGAGGGACAGTTTAATGAAGCACATCACTACGAAACTACACAGATAAAAGATACTGCTGGAAGAACAATGCTGCCAGCAGGATTAGAAGTTCCTAGTGATTATAGTTTTCAATACTTAGACACTGGGACTCTTGTTAATAAATTAAATCCTATAAGCATAGTATCAAACTATGATTATGAAGATAGACTTCAAAGACAAAAGAGAAATATATTTCTACTACAACCTCGCTTCATTAATATTGCTATCACAAACCTTGAAGATATTATGAAGTACAGAAAGGGTAGCAGTCAATATGTTGGAGCAAATTTGGTAAAGGGAGACGAGATTAGAATTTATCAATAAAAAAAGTAATAGGCATAAAAAAAATGCTGGAATATTTTTCCAGCATTTTTGAATTCAAAAGTTAAATTTGATATCAGGAGTCAGCGAGTTTCGCGAAGTAACTCATTGGGTCTTCATCATCGTCTGCTTTACTACCTCCAATGTCAGGAGAGTTGAAATCAGCAGTTGTTTTTGAAGCCTTATATGAGTCTTCAAGTTTCTGCATGACTTGCTCTTCACTAACTTTTCGTTGCTCGGTGGCAGCGTAGTTATCATATTCCGTCTCCTCTTGTTGCGTTGATGTAAGTGTGGACTTATTGCCCAGAACATAATCAAGACGCTTCTTCAGATCATCATAGGATTTGAACTGGTCAGCAGCGGTGAAAGCAGCAAGTGAGTATTGCTTCTTCCAGATACCCTCAAGGGCATCATCGTCGTCCAGTAGAGGAGAGGGACGGTCAAACTCGGACTTATCGTAGTTCCAGTAACCATCTTTCTTCTGCAGTTTCAGTTTAAAGTTAGCACCCTGCCAGAAATCGAAAGGGTTGATAGGAGTTTCATCTTCAAACTCGGGTTGCATTACATCCATAACCTTATCAAAGATCTTCTTGCCGAACTTGTAGAGGAATACTCCACCCTCGTTTTGAGGATTAGCAGGATCTTTGACAACATAGATGTTGGCATAGAAAGATAGTTTGCGTTTTTGCTTACGCACAGTATCTTTATCGGCATCGTTGCCGCTGTTCCATAGTTCACGATTCAGTTCACCGATAGGATCCTTACCACCGATAGTGGTCAGGGAGTTCTCGATGTACCACCCACCAGGTCCTTGGAAAGCGTGAGAGAACAGTTTGACCCAAGGGAGATCTTCTCCATCAGGTGCAGGTAGAAAACGAATGACAGCATAACCGTTACCAGACTTATCCATCTCTGGTTTCCAGAGACGTTCATCGGCACCGCCGCCTTTGTTATTCATCTTCTCGGCTTCTTTAGTCAGCTTTGCTGTTAAAGAGCCCAAAGAGCTTTGTTTCTTGAGGTCTTTGAAAGACATTTGATATACCCCGTATTGGTTGTATTTGGCTTTTGTTCCGTTGCTTTCAGGAGGATTGGATAGCCTCTTAAACCAAGAACTATAAGTTCTTGTTAAAGGTTTGTCAAGAAGACTCATTAATAGATTTTTTCATGTTTTCAATTATGCTCGACATATTAGAAAACACATAACCAAGATCCACATCAGGGGGGAATCCTAGTTGTCTTGCGGAGATGATAATTTGTTCCTTCATGGTTTTAGCTTCAGGATCATCCGATAGACTCATCCTAGTATACAGGACCTGTTGCTTGTTTAGCAACTGCTCCAGTAGTTCAACGTGTTCTAGTTTATCTGCGTTGTCCATAGCAGAAAATGAAAATACTTTTTCATAGATCTTATCTTGAAGATCAGAAATGTCTTTCATTTCCTGTTGAACAAAGTCTGATTTAAAAAAACTCATGCCCCCTCGTAAATAATCTCTTTCAAGATTTTCTTATATTTGAACACATCAATATGTATAAAGGTATCATACTTACTGATTCGCATAGAAAGAAACTTCCATACAGGATCATCAAGTCTAGTATCAAAATCAGACTTGAATCCGATAATCTTGTTTAAGATTACCATACTCTCAAGGGACAAACTTTTATTAAGATGTTCCTTGACCACAGGGGGATGCTTAGTTCCCTCAACTCTAAACATAGCATCAAATCCCTTACCTGTAAAGACGTTCTCTACCTCTGTCTTGAAGGTATATGTAAGAGACTGTAATCGCTTTTTCCAGTCGGTGTAGTTTTGTTCTCCATTTCTGACGATCTCTCCAATCCACAATGACTGAGGGTCATCACAAGATACAAAATTGGAAACGAAAAACTCGACCACTTCACTATCATCCTTCTGCCTGCTTAGTTTTTCAAAAAAGAATCTGTCTTTACGTTTGTAAAAACTTTGAATAGTGGCACGAGATTTACCACAATACCTGTGGTAGTCATACTTCTCTCGCGTAAAATGGTTTTTAAGTCCTAGGTAGGACTTGTAGGCATCAAAAGGCGTCACCTTTGGTATCATTCTCTAGAGGTCGTCTGCTCACAAAGGAAGTTTAGCATGGGATGTCCTCTTAAGCAAGTTCATTTCCATTGCTTCACATTTGATTTTCTCCTTGAGTGGTTTGGAAATCAATTTGGGAATTGACTCAACATCAAGATTGTTTTTCTCGCAGAAATGTACAATGGCATCAATGTACTTCATGCCTTTGTTATCGTGAGCGATTGCTTCAATCTCTTCTGCGAACCTACGAGAGCAATAGAACTTTGTCTCTAATAGATTAGTGATCGTTTCTTCTTCAGGACTCTTTGCCATATTCCTGTAATTTAAATTCAACAAACTCTCTAATATATTCGGAGAGAAGGTTGATGTACTTTCGTTTGTCGTGCTCTTCATAGACTTCCACTTCACCATTTTCACATGCCATAATGATGACAAATTTCTTTACCATTATACCAGTCATCTCGTATAACATGCAAGCATAAGCAGCACACTGTACAAAATAATGATCAATCCACTTGCGTGGTTTTGGTTTCTTACTGGTCTTAAAGTCAATGACTGCTAATTCGCCTTCATATTCAGCGATACAGTCAACACTGCCAGCGATACCTAGTTCTTTACTAAAGAGTGCCTGCTCAATAGCATGAATGTTATCAATCTTATCAAGGTCTGGTTTTGCCATCTTGAAAAGATATTCCGAGAGGGGTTGAACCGTTGGAAGTTTTTCATTCCTAATATAATACTCAACCAATGTATGCATATCGGTGCCACGACTGGTTGCTTGTTTAGTAACCTTGTTCGCTTCTTCATTACCGACCCGTGCTCTCCAAGACCTGAAGATCTCACGATTGTAATGACTAATAACAGAGGTAATAGATACTAACTTCTCTCCCGTAGGAGTATCATAGTATCTTACACCATCAATAGTCTCTCTAGAAAGAGAAGGATAATCAATTTCAATTTTTGTAAACATTACATACCAAGTTCAAGTTTAGCAATAATGTACTCTTTAACGAGTCCACTACGGCAGATGTCTTCCGCTTCAAATTCTACCATACTAAACGATGGCATGTTCTTAAGGATACGAATGAAGTCAACAATTCCATTCCTCTCTGCTGTTTTAATAAGGTCGGTCTGTGTTGCGTCTCCGCAGAAATGAATCTTGCTACTCTCACCAACACGGGTGATCATAGAGTCTAGTTCATGGAAGTTTAGATTCTGAAACTCATCAACAATAACGATAACATTATCAAGAGTAGTGCCTCTGATGAATGAGGTAGACCAAAAACTAATTGTACCCTGTGCTTTAAGATTAGCATAGAGCATTTCAAATGCATTGTCATCTGGCATCTCAAACATATACTTTACCATATTCTTATATGGAATCTGGTAAAGAGAGGACTTATCTTCATGATCGCCAGGTAGGAAACCAATCTCTCTGGTAGGCACAAGCGACCTGACGATGTAGATCTTTTCATAAGGTGTCTTGGGGTCCAAGACATCTAGAATGGCATTGTAGAGGGTGATAAAGGTCTTACCTGTACCAGCGCAACCATAAGCAACAAGGTTCTTATCTTCCTTATATTCTTTAAAGAAAAGTTCTTGATTGTCCGTCAGAGGTTCAATCTTCCTAATGTATTCAAGATTGATTGGTTTCTTTCTCTTCATAGTCCTGTTGCTTGTACCAAAGGGAACTGGATTCTCTTTCTTTTTTCTAGCAGGCATAATTTATCAATCGTAGTGCTTTATAGTAGCACCTGGTTGTTTCTGTGCTTTACTAATAACATCTTTCCAACCTGGATATTTAGTGTACAGTTTTGAAAAAGATCCACCAATTTCAATACCCAACTTAGGAGAATTATCAGGAGTATAGTACCGGTGCCAGTCTGGATTATCTTTACACCAGTTATCCCAATCGTGAATACTCATCACAATTTCTTTGGTTTCGCCAGTCTCCTTATTTTTAACAGGGTATGTTGCCATACGTCACCTCAATTGTGTTTATATTTATTAAGACCAGTCAAGGGCACCGGCAATAGTTGGGAATTGTTCCGTAAAGATTTTCTTACAACCTTCAGCAATATCCATATGCTCTTTCTGTGTACCGTTAGCAGCCCTCAGAGAGATATAATGGATCCATGAACGAACTGATCCGCTCATGTAGAGTCTGGTCCCTACGGCGAGGGGGAGCACCATTCTAGCACATTCCTTTGCCACACCTTGTTCCAGCATCTGTTGATACAGTGCCATAGAAGAGTCAAACAGAGTCTGCATCTGCAACTCAAGTTTCTGTTGAGTAAACGGATCAAGATCATCAGTAGAGTTCTGACGATTCTTTATGTCTTGACGACGCAGTTCTGGTAGAGGGATATTGCCAAGCAGAGATGAATCTGCGTAGCGTTGAGAAAACTCTTGAAATGTAAATGATCTGTGACGAAGCACTTGAGCTGCGATTGCCCTAGATGTTTCTATCTCAAGTGTCATAAATGACTGCTCAAAGATACTCCAATGCTGGTGCTTAATACAGTACTTAATTAGTCCGTCAAAAGAATCGTTACCCTGATTAGATGGATTACTTACGCGAGCGCAGTAAGCGATATGTTTTTCAGCATCAGGAGATACTGATACCAGTGTTACACTATTCATCGGTTTTAACCTGTTTGCGGACCTTTTTAAGTTCTTTGAGTTCTGATTTGATCATCTGATAGGCATCTTCTGTGGATAATTTCTTTGCTATTTCCAAGCAAGTAATAACCTCAACTCTTGTTCCAAAATGTTGGAGTGCACTCTCAAAGGAGTCTAGTTCTTCGTACATAATTAATCTGGATATCCATCATCATCATACGATTCATCGTAATCAATAATGGGTGCTTGATATTTAGTATCAATCTTGTAGGACTCAACATCAGAATAAACTTCAGACTCCAAAGCGTCAACTAAAAGTCTTAAATTTCTGACTATGAGTTTTAACTTTTCTCTTTCCATAAAAAATGGGAGGTTTCCCTCCCATCTTAACACTATTCAATTGATTTGGCAATCACTTGGTATAAGTGCGTCCACGATAGCAGAAAGTCCCATGAGACTCTTTGCTTTCTACACAACGGGTAGAATACTCAACACCACGATATGAGGTGTGTGTAATCTGTGCGTTGTGAACAGCAGATGCTTTGTTGATCTGCTTCTTGATCATGTTTAGTGTGTTCATTGTAGGTACTCCTAAAGTAATAGAGGGTTTTAATCCCCGTTCCTTCAGTCGTGTGCGTCCCATATACACTCAGGTGTAGATTCCTTAACGGTCTCTATCAACTCTACCTTAAAAGCATTTGAGATA